TAACTGCACGCTTTGATCTGCAGGATCGCATGACCTCCCGTCTACGTGCGATTCGGGGTGAGATGGTTCGCATTGATAGACTCAGACAAAGGACTGAACAGCGTCCTTTTGTCATTCGGGTAAGAGATAGGGCCAGCCAAACATTGAGAAGAATTCATATGTTCATCCTTCGGGATATCGGCAAGTCTCATCAGCTTGTCCTTTCTGTGAAAGATTTGGCGACCCGATCCATGCAAAAGATGAATCGGTTTATCGCACGACGGATGCCGCGTACCCATGAAATCATGATAAAAGTGGTAGACCGGGCAACACCGCAGATTCTGCGATTGAGGCGATATTTAGATCGTCACTTATCTGGTCCTCGCAGAATCCTTATTGAGGCAAAGGATCGGGCGACGGCCGTCATTCGCCGTATTTCCAGGTATGCCAAAGATCAACTAGGAAGAGGCTACAATGTTACAGTTCGGGCAGTAGACATGGTGACGAAAACCGTGAATCGTATCGTCTCAAGTGCCAGGCGTGAAATACCGGAATACTACAGATCAAGCATTCAAGCGATTGATCGTTTTACCGCGCCTGCCCGTCGGGTTACGTCATTTGCGAACCAACACTTGAATCGTACATGGACCGCCACTGTCAAAGTGTTAGACCTTGCAACTAAGCCTTTGAAGGCGATCGCTTCCGCGGCAACTTCAACACTCGGAATTCTCGGTGTAGGAGCCGGGACAACCGGAGGGGTTGTTGTTCCTTTAAAGATGGTCGCCGATCGTCAGAATATGACGACTGCATTTGAAACCCTACTCGGAAGCCGGGCTAAAGCCGATCAAAGACTGGACGAATTAACAACATTCGCTGGTCAAACTCCATTTACCCGGGATGAAATCTTTGAATCAAGCCGGGTGCTGCAGGTCTTTACAGGAAACGCCCTTTCAACTGCAGAAGGAATGAAGCTTGTCGGGGACGTGGCTGCAGGTGTGCAGCGACCATTCTCGGAAGTCGCTCTTTGGATGGGACGTCTCTATGACGGGATCAAGTCTGGCCGTCCGATCGGGGATGCGACGGCAGCCCTGCAAGAAATGGGGGCGATCTCAGGTGAGGCCCGCGGCAAACTTGAGAAATTAGCGGAGAGTGGACAGGACATTTCTAAAACTTGGCCGCAGGTCACAAAAGAATTCAGCAAATACAATGACATGATGGTCAAGATGTCTGACAACCTCGCAAACTTATTTTTAGGGGTTAAGTCATTTATCAATAACTCCATTCTCATGCCATGGGGAAAAGGGCTGGCAGAGGCATTTCAGCCGGCTCTTGAAGCGTTTAGAGAATGGCGAGGGGAATACTCTTTTGTATTGACAGACCTTACAAATAAAGCTCAGAAGGCAGGAAAGGCCTTTGCAGAAAGCTTCTTGAATCCGACGAAAAATGTATTTGGCTTCATCGGTGAACAGTTCAAAATCCTTTTTCCAGGAGAGCTCACAAAAAAACAAAAGAAAGAGTTCGAACTGAAATTTAAAGAAGATCCTGAACTGAAAAAACGGTTTGATCAGCTGCAAAAATACAGGGATATGGATTTTGAAACTCGCTGGCATATTGTTCTCGATAATACGAAGGATGTTTTCGGAGAATGGTGGAAAAAGACGGGAGAACCCGGCTTAATTAAAATGGCTGGTAATCTCGGCAGCACTTACGGCGGCATCATTAATGGGGTTATCAATGGTTTGCTTGGAATTGATGATAAATCATCCGAAAATGGATTCGTCAATGCCGGAACAAAAGCCGGCCGGACATTTGTTGTCAGCTTTGTGGATGCTTTGGATCCGGTTGAGTTGTCGATGCGCATTGCGAAAAAGCTCGCTAAATTAAATTGGGATGCGGTCACCGGTCAAGGTTCTGTTGGTGGTGCTCTTCTTGCTGATGCGTTCGCTTTAGCCTTTATCGGTAAGGTGGGACGCCTTCTCAAACCTGTTGGGAAGCTTGTTTCTGGTGTTTTCGCAGGCTACAAGTGGCTAAAAAACAGACCGGGTTCCGGTGGAAAAACAGGAGGCCCTCTCACCCCAGGTGGTAGAAATAAAAGAGCTGGCGGAGGCCGTCGAGGACCGGAATATCGCAACCCTTGGTTTGGTCAAGGTGAAAGGGTTTCTCCGTCAAATCCAAATCAAACGAGAGGTGGCGGGTTCTGGAGCAAAGCAGGAAAAGGAGCCAAGTCAGTCGGTAAACGAGTTCCGATCTTAGGAACCGCGCTTGCTGCGACCGAACTCATTGGCATGAATAAAGACAATGCTGGTGAAAAATTAGGTGGTTTTGGTGGAGGCTTGGCAGGATCAGCTGCAGGAGCAAGTGCAGGGGCTGCCGCCGGAACCTTAATTGCACCAGGAGTCGGAACTGCAGTCGGTGGTGTTATTGGTGGTGTCGCCGGCGGCATTGGCGGTTCAGACTTTGGACAATCCATTGGAAAGTGGATTGATGATGGCGGCATCATGGAAACATGGGATACTATTGTGAAAAAATTGTCAGAAGCTTGGAGCAACATTCAAAAGACATGGGAAAAGGTATCTGATTGGTTTCAAGAAAATGTATCCGATCCTGTCTCTAAAACGTTTGATGATGCACTTACCTGGATTAAGAATACTTGGTTAACCGTGACAACGTGGTTCCAGGAAAATGTTTGGGATCCTTTTCTGAAGCCTGTCGTTGATTTTGCTATTCAAGTGTGGGGCTGGTTCAAACAAGCATGGGCGTGGATACAGGATACATGGAAAACCGTAAAGACATGGTTTCAAGATAACGTTTGGACGCCTATATACAATATTGGAGTAAGAATTATAAACAATGTTGTGGGCTTCTTTGCGGTAGCCTGGTATTCCATTCAGTTGGTATGGGGAATTGCTTCATCATGGTTCATGGAATATGTTTGGGACCCAATATTATCCCATGTTGTTCAATTCGCAATAGACGTGTGGAACTGGCTCGTTCAGGCGTGGAACTGGATTTCTGAAACGTGGGAAACCGTCTCAACTTGGTTTGTCGAAAATGTTTGGGATCCAGTATTGTCCCACGTTGTTCAATTTGCATTAGATGTTTGGAATTGGTTCGTTCAGGCATGGAACTGGATTTCTAAAACGTGGGAAACTGTTTCAATTTGGTTCGTTGAAAATGTCTGGGATCCGATTTTAGAGCCTGCAATTCAGACCGCCACAGATATCTGGAACTGGCTTGTCCAAGCATGGAATTGGATCAAGGAAACATGGGATGCTGTTTCGACATGGTTCACTGAGAACGTCTGGGATCCGATCATTAAAAATCTTATTATAGCAGCTATCCAAATTTACGGTCATTTTTGGATGGCAAAAAATAAAGTGATCAAATACTGGACTGATATTTCTGATTGGTTTGATGAACATGTTAAAAAACCAATAGTCGGAGTCGCAAATGACATATCAAAAGCGTTTGAAAAAGCGTTTGGCTGGGTCGGAAAAGTCTGGGATAAGGCAAAGGATTTTGGTGGCGGCATAAAACAAGGCTTGGACGATCTATGGCAGGGTAAAAATAAAACAACCTTTGAAAAAATCGGTGAAGAGAAAACTGGTTTGAAGCTGAAAGAGAAAAATGCCACAGGCGGCTACATCACCAAACCAACCATTTCATGGATCGGCGAAGCCGGTAATGAATTTGTTATCCCAACTCAAAACAACCGGGGCCGCGGAAAGATGCTGCTCTCACAAGCGGCAACTCAACTCGGTATGCGGGTTGTTGATGATATCGGCTCTATTTCTACGGATACCGGAACTGTCGCACCAATTTCGAGCGCGTTTTCCTATTCTGCTTCTGCATCGCCATCAATGAATGCGGGAAACATGACGAATCAAGCATCGTCTTTTGGTCAGCAATTTACAGAAGGCTTTGACGAAGGACTCAATTCAAACGTTGTCTCTATAGAAGACTGGAAGAAGAAAAACATTCAAACGCCTTTTAATAACCTGGTGACAAGCTCCCCGTCCTTCGGGAAAAATGTTGTAGCCGGATATGCTTCAGGGCAGAATGCAACAGCTACCGGAACAGATGGATTCCTGCAGTCAAAAGTGAAGACGCCATTTCAAAACACCGTGAATACGGCTTCTTCCTGGGGTGTGAATACGGTTAGAGGGTTTGCGGCTGGTCAGAATGCTACGCTTACAGGCACAAACCAATATGTTAGCACCCATATCAATAAGCCTTTCCTGGACTCGAAACAGTCATCAAGAGGCTGGGGATCTGGCATGATTGGCAATTTTGTATCCGGCATGAATTCAAAAGCGAGTGAAGTAAAAGAAGCTGCCAAGGAATTGGCCAAGAAAGTGGAACAAGCTTTCCGCGATGAGTTAGATATTCACTCCCCATCCCGAGTCATGATGAGTCTCGGGCGTTTTGCGTCTGTTGGTATCGTGAAAGGTTTAAGCTCAGTCGATGTGAAGAGCTTCGCTGAAAAACAAGCTGGCTCTCTTGCTGGAGCTTTTGCAGGAATGGGGGCAGTCGGCGGCAACATAAAAGACTGGCTGCAGAAGGCTCTTATGATCACAGGCACGTCGATGAATTGGCTTGGACCTCTATCTCAAATGGCCATGCATGAATCAGGCGGGAACCCGCGGGCCATTAACCTGTGGGACAGCAACGCGAAACGCGGCACGCCATCAAAAGGGTTAATGCAAACCATTGATCCAACCTTTAATGCCTATAAGATGAAAGGGTTAAATGATATTTGGAACCCGATTCATAATGCGGTGGCTGCTATCAATTACATCAAAGCTCGGTACGGTTCTGTTTTTAATACACCTGGAATGAGAAGTAAGCGAAATGGCGGCGGCTATAAGGGTTATGCGAACGGTGGGTTAATCACAAATGAACAAATTGCTCGCATCGGTGAAGGGGGAAAACGGGAATGGATTATTCCAGAAGAGCGCGGTATCCGCGGTCGTTATCTCCTTTCTCAGGCAGCGCAGGCACTTGGTCTTGATGTGGTCGATCCATCGTCTCAACAATCTGGCATGTCATCTGATCAAGTGGATATTGCCACATCTGGTCAACCTGGAGCAGCGACTGTCGTCCCGTCTGGAACCAAAGAAATTAACATCCATTTTAATGGCGATCAGCATTTTCACAATGATCAAGATATGGAACGCTTAATTGATAAAATCAAACAGGCCTTAGTTGATGAGTTAGAAGAGGACATCAATATTGGAACGAAGGGAAGTGTAGCTTTTGACTAAATCTGTTTATGAATTTTGGCTATCTCAGGGGAAGGAAAAACTGCGTTTCCCCGTGCTTCCTGAAAAAATAGACGTAACCAACAACACGGCAAATGAAGCCGTTCAAGTGGCCAAATTTGGCGAGCTGACATTCATCAACGATCCGAATGCCAAAATCATTTCGTTTTCCTCTTATTTTCCGAAGAAGTATTCCCCTTTGGCTGAATATAAGGGATTCCCTTCGCCGGAAAATGCAATTGCCGCGATCGAACGGTGGATGAAAAATAAAAAGCCGGTTCGTTTTCTCGTTACCGGAACAAAGATCAATTTAAACTGCAGCATCGATGCCTTTACTCATCATGAAGGCCAAAAAGACATTGGGGATCGTGATTTCGATATCACCTTAAAGGAATATAAAACAGCGTCTCCGCGAAAGATCAAACAAAAAAAGAAGACGAAAAAGAAACGGCCGTCAAAGGCAGCGCCGAAAGTATACACCGTAAAAAAGGGGGATACCCTTTGGCATATTGCTGGCCGATTTTATGGAAACAGTCTGCAGTGGCGGAAAATCTGGAATGCGAATAAAACAGCAATGATCAAGCGGAGTAAACGAAACATAAGGCAGCCTGGTCATTGGATTTTCCCAGGTCAGAAACTAAAAATACCTCAATAGAAACAGGTGGGGTGAACGAATATGATTGAATTATTCGTAGTAAAAGAAACGGAATGGCGGGAACTGGTGACAGAAAGTGTTTCCCTTGAAGGGCAGCGGTACCAGGCTCCCCGCTCTATTCAAGCGACAATCGTTGTCAAACAAGGCGATCAAAAATATTACAGTGTCCAGGAGGGCGACACGGTTTTATTCAAGTGGAAAGGCAAAGAGTTATTCCGCGGAATTGTGTTTTCCAGGATACCCGATGAACATACGTTAGTGTTCACTGCTTATGATACGCTGCAGTATCTTGTGAAAAATAAATATGTATATGTGTTTTCAAACAAGCGGCCGGATCAAATTGTCCACCGGATCGCCAATGATTTTCAAATCCCAAAGACATCGATCGCCAATACAGGGTATACAATTAAATCCCTAGTCATTAAAGACGACACATCGCTTTATGACATCATTTTGAAGGCCCTAAAAGAGACCAAAAAGCAAACGGGGAAAAACTTTCAGCTCTATTCATCCAAAGGAAAGCTCGGTTTGCGGGCATGGCCTGACCCGTCGGAAATTTGGGTATTAGAAACCGGCGTCAACATTATGGACTATCAGTACAGTACATCCATAAATGATACGGCGACACGCGTTAAAATGCGCCGACAGAAAGACAACAAAACGTATACGGCTACCGCAAGCGACAGCACCGGCATAAAAAAATACGGTGTTTTGCAGTATGTTGAAACGGTATCGGATAACATCAACCAGGCGCAGCTTCAAGAGCGGGCCAAAGTTAGACAGTCACAGAAAAAGGGTGTCAAAAAGGAGCTAAAAAGCATTCAGGCACTTGGGATTCCGGATCTTCAAAGCGGCATGCCGGTATACATCTCGATCCCGGAGGTCGGCATTAAACAAAAGTATTGGGTCGATACAGACAAGCATGAATTTAAGGGTTCAAAACACACGATGACGATCGATGTTGTCCCTAAAAACCATATGCCAAGTGGAGCATCGGCATCATGAGATTAAGTGATGCCATAAAGGAATTGGCTCTCGGAGCCGTGAATGCAGAATCTCCTGTCGATGTGATGCCCGCGGAAATCGTATCAGCCTCACCTCTCAGCATTAAAATTCGAGACAATGACAAATTGGTGATTCCCTCTGATTTGTTGGTTGTGGCTGAACATTTAAGTGAACATACAAGGGAAATAGAGTTTGACGGAGAGAAAAAAACCATTCGTTTTTACAATCAATTGAATACAGGTGACCATGTGATGATTGCAGCCATGCCAGGCGGGCAATCTTTTTTTGTGATCGACAAGATATAGGAGGTGTCTGACATGGCGCTTTCCCCGGAAGTGGAATTTGAAGATATCGAGGATGACAGTGATGTCATTGAGACTTCAAAAACATACAAAATTGATTTTGATTCCGGCCGAATAACGAATGAAATCATATCAGGACTTGATGCCATTAAACAAATGGTTTATATAGCCCTTCGAACGGAACGTTATGGTTATCCGATCTATAGCCATGATATCGGAAATGAACTGCAGGAGGTTCTTTCTGACAATGAAACGACCGATGCCTATAAGGAAATGGAGATCCCGAGACTGATCGAGGAGGCTCTGATTTTTGACGAGAGAATCACGGCCGTCAAGGATTTTGAAATCAAGAAAATAGAGGGCGCATTTCATGTATCATTTACGGTTGAAACAGATGAAGGAACCTTGGAGATTGAGGAGGTGATTGGCGAAGATGTTTGAAGATCAGACGTTTGATGAGATTATGGAGCGCATGCTTGATCGTGTCCCCGCTGATATTGATAAACGGGAAAACAGTGTGATTTGGAATGCGTTGGCGCCAGCGGCTGCAGAACTCGCTCAATCCTATATCTGGCTGGATACGGTGTTGGAATTGGTCTTCGCTGACACTGCCCAAGGTGAATTTTTAGACAGGCGGGCCGCTGAAGCTGGTTTGGAAAGGCAGCCGGCAACAAAAGCGGTCAGGGCCGCAAAATTTACAAAAGGCGTTAACATTCCTGTAGGCTCCCGCTTCTTCATTGACAATCTGTATTTCAAATATACGAGGGATGGTTATTTGGAATGTGAAACCGCAGGAGAAGCCGGAAACGCAAATTTAGAAGGGCGTCCTCTTCTTTCTCTTGATACAATTCCAGGACTTGATTCAGCTGCCATGGGGAAACTCTTGGTTCCAGGCAAAGAAGAGGAAACAGACGAAGAATTGTATGCGCGGTATTCCATCCGGGTTCGGCGGGAAGCCGTAAGCGCAAATAAAATGCATTATAAGCAATGGGCGGAAGAGGTAGACGGAGTTGGCCGAGCGAAGGTATTTCCTCTTTGGGATGGAGACGGAACGGTTAAAATCGTGATTACGAATGCCAAAATGGAACCTGCATCAGATACCTTAGTCGATAAGGTAAAAGATTATATTGATCCGGATCCAGGCAAAGGGGAGGGACAGGCTCCGATCGGGGCGACGGTCACCGTAGAAAGCGCAGTATATAAAAAAGTTGATATTGAAGTTACCGTTGTTCCCGAACCTGATTACTCAATTGAGGATGTTCAAAAAGAAATCGAAGATAAAGTGAAAAGCTTTTTTAAAGAAATTGCATTTACAGAAAGCATTGTCCGACTTTCCAAAATCAATAACATTGTTTTTAACGCGGATTCTGTCAGCGATTATGCTGATGTGAAAATCAACGGGGATACGAAAAACTTGGAGCTGAAAGATGAAGACATACCGAAGCTTGGGACGGTGACGATCCATGAACAAGATTGAAGAAATGGAGAACTATTTGCCGCCGTTCCTCACAAAAGTTAGAGAAATGAGCGAGATTCTACAAGCGGAAGCACCGGAATTTGAGCAGCAGAACAATGATATTTTTGATCTGACAGATCAGCTGTTCATTACAACAGCGACATGGGGCCTTGATCGGTGGGAAGCTCTATTAAATGTGGCCAGAGAATCTGGAGATTCTATAGAGATAAGGCGACTACGGCTGATATCGAAGACATCTAATATTCCGCCGGCTACTTATCAGGCTATCGAACAAGCTTTAAACCGATTTTTAAAGAATCCTTCGGCTCAAGTTCGGCTGCTTCCGAAAGAGTATCGCTTTAATGTAGATATCGACATTGATGATCTGCAGAATGTCAGAGAGCTCATTGAAACACTTGAAAATATAAAGCCGGCTCATCTCGCATATACATTTCGGCCGGGCTTTAATGAACTGCTGAAGATTGAGGATACGTTCATCATGAATCATCGAAGGTATCGAAAAATAAAGGAACTCCGGGTCGGTTACTCTGTCACACTTGATAATAATGAGGTGGTTTTAACATGATTACAAAAAAATACAGGGCGCGCGTGGCTGCCGATCTGAAAAGCAGGATCCAAAAGGTTTTGTTGAATGGGATAGAAACTGAGATTGCCGACATCACGATTAACGGCACGACTGTCACGGTACTGACCAAACGTGAGGAAGATGTCAGTCACATTGAAAGTGTCCAAATCATTGATGAACAAGACCACGTGATTACAGAACGAAACCCCGATCTGGATGTCAGCACCAACCGCACGCTCGATTTTCGCTTTACATTTGAGGTGGTGAAATAAATGGCATACAAAGCAAAGACGGATTGGCTCCCGGATGATCCGATAAACGAAGATGACGTGAATCGTTGGGAAAAAGGCATAAAAGATGCACACCAAGATTTAGCTACTCATAAAAATGACCTGAATAATCCACATGGCACGACAAAAGCTCAAATTGGGCTTGGGAATGTAGAGAATGTTAGACAAGCATCTAAAAAAGAATTTCAGCAACATGCTGGCGATACAACGATTCATATTTCAAAAAAGGAGAGGACAGAATGGGATGCCAAGGAAACACCTGATGGCGCACAAAAAAAAGCAAATCGTGCTGAAGAAAATGCCAAGACATATGCAGATCAGACGTTCACAAACAAAAACTTAATCGTTTTGTCGGAGTCAGACTCAATCCTAGATGCCCGAGCAGCCGGAGATGAATACCCTATTGGGATTACGATAATGGATATTGGTCAGGAAAATAAAACTGGTTATCCACTTGATTACGGATTTGTCAAAAATGAAAATCATTCAACTTATCGGTTCACTCAGTACTTTTATGGCATTGGTAATGGATACAAAAACATGGGCGTTTGGGTGCGGCATTGGTATATTTCATATGGCTGGACATCCTGGTTTAAAATTTCAGGATTTTCGTATGCAAAAGCTACGATAAGTCTCAAACAAAAATTAGATAAAGGCACATATAACAAAATAAAATTCAATCGTAAGATTACCGACAGCCATAATGCTTTTGACGCAAGCAAAAACCGTTTTGTAGCGCCAAATGACGGGATGTTCTTAGTTGAATCCGGTTTATACATTGACAGTTTCCAAACTTATTCAAATTTTGAATTGACGATTTATTTGAATGGCAAACAGTATAAAAATATTGCCCATTATAGGCATAAACCTGAAGGTCCAACAACTTCTAAGGAGTTTGGAGTTGGCGTGTATGGCACAGGGAGGGTCCCGATGAAAAAAGGTGACTACCTTGAAATGTATATGTATGTTGGTTACGACGATGTGACAAGACATATATCTAACCGAAATCAAGCCTACAACTATTTTGAAATTTTCGAGACAGGTGGCATAGATCTATCACTGTTTTAGGGGGAGGTTTTCTTGATTTTATATGACGCGATTATGTGGGCGTATCCTGATGCTACACCCAATAAAGACTTTGTGCTAAGAAACGATGGGAATGGTCCATATATTGAAGAATGGAATTTGAGAGCGCCTATTCCGACAAAAGAGGAGCTGCAGTTGTGGTGGGAAGAATCAAAAAAGAGTCAACTTTATCCGCCGCCGAGCTTAATAGAATCTCTCGGACGGCAGCTGACAGAGGAGAGGCTGGCACGAAAAGCTCTTGAGGAGTCATACAAACTTATGGGGCAGGAACTGGCAAAGCTTAAGATTCAATCGCTTCAATTGAAAGGGGAGGAGCAGCAATGAACTTTTGGGTGTTGGCACTTTACTATAATTGGGCCACAACAGACATGGTGAAACAAGCACTCTATTATAAAGACTGTACCTCAGAAGACTTCAAAGATGGGGTAGATAATAGGCTTGTGTCTCCTGAGCAGTACAAAGAAATATTTAATGAAGAATACCCGCCGGAAGCCGTCATATAGGCTTTTTTATTTTGCCTTTTAGGGGGTGATCTATGGCGCGTGTTTCATCCGTTCGATTAGCCAGATTAAAGAGATATACAAAAACAGAGGAGGATGAACATTGGCTAAATACAATTTTTTGTTTCCGTTGGATGCTGATTCAAGACCAGGTGCGGTGAAACCATTTCGGGAGGGGGATACGGATTTTACAGTTCCTAATATGGATGTCAGCGGCGGCGCAGAGCTGCTTACCAACCTGCCTCTTAAAGCCACAGAGGTTTATAACCAATATGGCCAGGACCGTCTGGGAGATGTACTTATTTCTAAAGTGAGGGGCCATGCTTTTGCAGATAAAGCCGGGTCATTATATGTTGAAGAAAGTGACGACGGGAATTCTTGGTCCACAGTGGAATCTATCGATGTAGCAGAACATGCTTTGGGTGACACAGGATGGGTTTATCTATCCAAAAGGTATTATCGTTTTCGATATGTCAACGGCAACCTGGAACAGTCTGATTTTGCCCTATATCAATCCCTTGGATCCGGTGAACAGGATGTCCGGGTTTCAGGAGGATTCGAGGCTCCTTCTTTAGACATTCCAGCTGATGGTCTCCCTGTAAAAGCATTGAAAACTATTACTTCAGAAAGCTTTTTAGAAGAGCAGGTCATCAAAGCAGGAGAGTCTATCTATCTAAATATTGATGCGGCAGGTCATCAGCTTGGGCTCGCGATTTATCTTTATGAAAAGACGAATCTGAGTGTTCGCATGACTTACATCATCCCGGGAACAAGCAACTATACCCTGAAGGGTTATGAAGATGTCATTGTATTAGAAAATAATGATCGGGACGCTCAGAAGGTTGATTTATTAGCTGCCTCTCCGCGACTTATGTTGACCAATAACGGAGAAATAGACGTGAAAATTAAAAACCTTGTGGTTACTCATTTCTTGTAAGATCACACCGTAAAAAAAACGGTGTTTTTTATTTTGCCTCAAAGGAGGTGAAAACGATGTGAGAACAGGAGGATTAGGGGACATGACGCAACCGAATGAGTATGATGTTTTACAGAAAGAAATCGCGGAGATCAAAGCAGATCAAAAAACACAAGATCAGCGGATCACTACCCTCGAAAGAACGACTGACCGACATGATCAGCAGATCATTTCAATTAATGAAAAACTGAACAAGATCGAGGAAAACACAACTTGGATCAAGCGCAGCATCACCGGCGCGATCATTACAGCGGTTAGCACCGGCATCATCGGCGGCGCAATCGCTGTTTTTTATAATCTACTGCAGAAATAAGGAGGAAAATACAATATGAAAAACTTTGACAAAGGCACGGTCGTCCGGACGGTGCTTCTTTTTATTGCATTGGTAAACCAGACATTGATCATGTTCGGAAAGGCAGCTTTGCCGATCAGCGAGGATCAGGTCAATACGTTGGCCGACGCTTTGTATGTGGCCGGCTCCACGATTTTTACAATTGTCACGACGCTGGTCGCTTGGTTTAAAAACAACTATGTCACCGGTAAAGGCAAGCAGCAAAAAGAAGTTCTGAAACAAAAGGGATTAACAAAATAAGGTTGCCGGCTGGCAGCCTTTTTATTTAAAACAAAATAGGAGGAGTTCACATGGTTAAAGTTGTGAAAAACTTTGTGAAAGTCAATCAATATACCCGGCCAGGGCTGAAGTTGGCGGGAGTGAAAGGGATTGTTATGCACTATACAGCGACGCCGGGCGCTTCTGCATTGAATGAGAGGGATTACTTCAATGGCACATGTATAGCCATTAAACGCAAAGCTTCAGCTCATTATTTTGTGGACCGTAAAGAAGCGCAGCACATCATCCCTGAAAATGAAGTCGCGTACCATGCACATGATAAAAACCGTTGTTATGTGAGTTTTCTTAAACCGAACGCCAACACAAAGTCAATCAGCGTTGAAATGTGTGTCGAAAAAGACGGCAGGATTCACAGTGAAACGGTTCAGAATGCCGCTGAATTGGTTGCCGACCTGTGCAAGCGTTACGGTCTTTCTACTAACAAAATCGTCCGCCATTACGATGTAACAAACAAAATTTGCCCGGCACCGTGGGTGAGCGATTCCAGCCAGTTGGCGGCATTCAGGAAAAAAGTTGATGCTCTGCTTGGAAATAAAACGGTGTCAAAGACAACATCACCCACGAGCCAGTCAAGCAAATCCACAGGGACTATCCTGAAAAAAGGGTCGTCCGGTTCCAAGGTCAAGTCGCTGCAGAAACGTTTGATTGCCGTTGGTTTCTCTCTACCGAAGTATGGGGCCGATGGCTCGTATGGCAATGAGACGGTGCAGGCCGTCAAAGCTCTGCAAAAGAAAGCGGGTATCGCGGTGGATGGAATTTACGGACCGGCTACAGAAAAGGCACTCGCAGGTATTGAAGCGAAAAAGAAAAAGTCGTCCTCAAGCAGTAAAAAATCATCCTACCCGCTGCCGTCTGGCATCTATAAGGTAAAAAGCCCACTGATGAAAGGGACAGGCGTCCGACAGATTCAAGAGGCTCTAGCTGCCCTCTATTTCTATCCAGACAAAGGAGCGAAGAATAACGGCATAGATGGTTATTACGGGCCGAAAACGGCGAACGCAGTCAAACGGTTCCAGCTTATGAACGGGCTGTCTGCGGATGGAATTTATGGGCCTAAAACGAAAGCGAAATTGGAATCATTATTGAAATGAGGCCTGCATTTATTAAGGCGCTGCAAGCATGGAATAGCATCAAGAATGCAAACAAGATTTATGCTGGACAAAAAATTCGAGTTAGATAAGTCTTAATTTTCAAGCGCAAGATTTGAAAGCAGGCTGATTGCCTGCTTTTCTATGAGCGTTAGAGTTTTTTATTTTGGATAAATTGGAAAAATTCCTTGATTTGGATATAGCGATCTATTAATATTGTAAATGCAAGGAAAATGATGGGAGGAATTACATGTTTAAAAAATTAAGTTTAACTATTCTCGTTTCATCAGTCGTTTTATTTTCAATACTGTTTGCCCCTTTTTCATCTCAGGCCATCACCAACGAAGATTCTAAGTGGATTAATTTAAACACAAAAAGTTCGATTGTTAACGGAAAAAAAGTAGAAAATGAAACGACAAAAGTTTCTAGTGTGGATGAGCCAACTAAATTGCAGCAAATTGCAAAGAAAAATGGACTAGATGTTGAAGCATCTTATGAGAGTTACATAACCTATGATGAAGACGGTAAACAAACTTCTTCAGGTGTAATTACTTCTAAAAGGCAGCAAAAATTATTGGAGAAAAAAGCAGCAAACATTGTGTATCTCGCCTATACTTTTCTAGGAGGAAAAGTAAATAAGGTTTTGCATGGTGTTGAAGTAACAAAAGTGGTAGGTACTCGTCCAGTTACACTTGAGGTACAGCAAGCATTGTGTCAAAGTGGATACTACAATAAACAATTTACCTGTCCGCATGTCATTAAAAAAACTTTTGTCGGGCCACAAATTAAGAAAGGAGCCGAAGTCCATCAGTTCATTAATGTTAATAAAACAACATTTTGGAAATATTCAGGATGGGGAATTGCAACGTGGGCTGGTAAGCCACCTTCAATAAAAACATTAACTTGGAATGAAGCTCTGTATCTAACAAACAAGAAGGGAACGTTCTTTCCTAACTATACTGACCAGCAGTCTGGCTTGAATTTGCTTGCTCCTTCAAATGTTTTTATAAAAAAAGTGCCAAAAGAGAAAAGAGCTAAATGGGGAAATAAAGAACGCGCGGCTTATAGGGATTGGTATGAAAAACAATATGGTAAAAAAACGTGGCTTAAATATGAAATTCACCATCAACTTCCTAGAGCATATGGTGGAGGAAACATGACAAAGAATTTAATTCCTGTTGAAAGATCATTCCATAGGGGAGAAATTACTCCTTGGTGGGCATCATATTAAAAGACTCCAAACGGAGTCTTTTTTAAATATTTTCATAATAATCCTTGACATTTCGATTGATTTCCCAATATTTAACGCCATTTGAGCTTAGCAAGCGGTCAAACCATATTTCAAAATTCGAGCCTAAGTCTTCAGCCTCTTCAAATGAATCTATTGAATCTAAATAGAACATGTAATCTAATCCGTTGCGATATCTTTTTGTATCAATCACATATCGTCCATCAAAATGATATCCAATTAATATACACTCTTCAGGAAGATCTTGAACCTCATTATATTTAATGACATCGCTTGTGCTAAGGACTTCGATGCCATCAATAATCTCCATTCCATTATGTAATCTAAGAAATACCTTATAATCATTAGGGAATTTAACTTTAAATACACTTTCTAAATATGCAATATCGTCCTCGGTTGCTGGATCATTAAAGTTAAAATAGGGATCTTCTAAGACAAAACCACCTGGCTGTAGCAATGGAAATGTTCCATGACTGTCAAGGATGTTTTTTAATCCTTTAAGTGTCTGCTTAATCAATTCACCCTCTTTAATTTTCATCCACTCCTCTCACACTAATTATTACATTCATTATATACGATTTCTTCAAAAAATGGATATTTATTTAATTTGAATTTTAGCATTAATTATAATCC